AATGACTATGAAACACTGATTCCTTCTAAAATTTATCCTGAAACAGAGTCAATTTCTGTTTTTGGAGGTGAAGAATTAGTTCCTCCTCAGTACGGAAAGGTCTTTATTAGTATAAAACCAAGAACTGGTGACTTTCTACCTAATTTGATTAAAGAAAATATCAAAATGAGGTTGAAAAAGTATGCAGTTGCAGGAATTGTCCCAGAAATTCTTGATTTGAAGTATCTTTATATTGAAGTTGACTCAAAAGTCTATTATAACAGTAATATGGCTCCAAGTGCAGAGTTTGTTTCTACATTAGTTCAGGAAAATACTACAAAATACTCTGAATCTACTGAATTAAACCGTTATGGAGCAAGATTTAAGTATAGTAAGTTCTTATCTAT